GATAAATTTGAAAGTGAGAATCTAAAAGATGAAGAAATTGGAGAAAATTATACTGAAGAACCTGTTCCACAACGAACAGTTCGTAAGAAAGATTCTGCCGTATCTAAAAAGCGAGTATCTTCAGGACCGAAGCGAAAAGACTCTGTACGAAGAAGTTCAAAAATACGTCCTCCAGTTCAACGAGATACCGAAATTTGAAGCCATTGAGATTGCGTTAAGCAATCGAGAAAATTTATTTGAAGATGACTTTAAGAAGTGTTCAGATTTAATTTCTGAACTAAAGAATGATAATGAAGTAAGTAAATCTGAGTGGCTCGTTGAAGAAACTGAAAAGTTCTGTCAAGAGAAATCCATCCATAATGCGATTCTAGAGTCTATTCAGATTCTAGATGGTAAATCTAAAACTGACAAGTCCAAAGGATCTATTCCTCAGATTCTTTCTGATGCCTTGTCTATTTCCTTTGATCCTAATATTGGTCATGATTATATTGATAATGCATCTGAAAGATATGATTTCTATCATAAGACTGAGAAGCGTATTCCATTTGATTTAGATTATTTTAATCGTATCACTAAGGGTGGTTTGCCGACTAAGACGCTTAATATCGCACTTGCGGGTACAGGTGTTGGTAAGTCGTTGTTTATGTGTCATCATGCAGCTGCAGTCCTATCTCAAAACTATAATGTATTGTACATTACTTTAGAAATGTCTGAAGAGAGAATTGCAGAACGTATTGATGCAAACTTACTCAATGTAAAGATAGATGATTTGGCCAATCTCCCAAAGGATACCTATGAGCGTAAAATCAGCCGTTTGAAAGAGAATATCAAAGGTAAGCTAATCATCAAGGAATATCCTACTGCTTCAGCTGGTGCTACACACTTTCGTAATTTGTTAAATGAACTATCTCTGAAGAAGCAGTTTAAGCCTGATATTCTATTCATTGATTATCTTAATATATGCACATCATCTCGCTTAAAACACGGTTCTAATGTAAACTCATATTCTTATATCAAGGCGATTGCCGAAGAACTTCGTGGTCTTGCCGTAGAGTTTAAGATTCCTGTTGTATCAGCAACTCAAACGACTCGTTCGGGTTTTACTAATACAGATCCTGGGCTGGAGGATACGTCGGAGTCATTTGGTCTACCAGCAACTGCAGATCTCATGTTTGCTTTGGTTACAAGTGAGGAATTAGAATCATTAAACCAGATTATGGTCAAGCAGTTAAAGAACCGATATAATGATCCAACGCTAAATAAAAGGTTCGCTATTGGTATTGATCGTTCTAAAATGAAACTTTACGATATTGAACAAAGTGCTCAAAAAACTATTGCTGACTCTGGGCAATCCTTTGAAGTGCAACAAAGAGATAGCAATAATAATAATAAATCTAAGTTCAATAAACTAAAGGTGTAGGGGTTCATCATGATAGGAGAGAACAATGGCACAGAAAGGTTTTGAATATGAAAGTAATGCGTACAGCGCCCTGCAGAAATACAAAATTTCTACAGGAGGCACTGCTGGAGCAAGTAGCGATAAGCCCGACCTAACCATTCAGCGTAATGGCAAGACTGCAGGCGTAGAGTTGAAGAACAAACCAACTTCTGCTGGTAGTCTTGTTCTCCAGTACGATGCAGACAGTCAAAGGTGGAATTTTGGTCCTACAGACGGAAACCCTGAAAAAGAGTTTCTGGCTAGTGTAGGTAATGGCGTTGATATTCTTAACAGACTTAACGAAGAATGGCAAAGCCCTGCTCTTCGCTATGTCAATGGAAAAAAGACTTTCCAAGGGTATAGCAACTACAAGAAAGCATATGCTTATGACCTTGCAAAATTTGGTAACATGTACATCGATGTTTCTAATAAGACCATTGCGGACTACTATAATAAAAAAGATTGTTATTATCTAAATGTTGGTTCAAACGGTTTGTTCTTGCTGAATAATTCAGACCCACTAAAATTAAATTCGGCATTGAAGGAAGTCAGACTGCAGTCGATTCCAAATTTTTCTAGAGCAGATTCTGCAAAAACGCAAATTCGCGTAAGAGTCCAAGATAAGAGTGGAAGTTATCAATTTTCCTTTACATTACAATTTAAAAGTGTATCAAAATCTCCATACAACTTAGCGCCATTAAGTTCTGGTAGTAGTTATGTTGTAGATAAATCAGCATTAAGCAAAAATCCTATATTGAGAATATTCTAGGAGTTTAAAGTAAATCATGACTATTAGAGGGTAATAACATCAAAAATACCTAAATAAGTTTGAGAAAAAAATTGTTTTGGGTCAAAAAAGATAGACCTTACTAATACAATTCTAAAAATGATCAAAAAAGAGGCTATAAAAGAATAAAAAGATGAAGAGCTTCCGTCAATATATAAAAGAAAGTACAGTTCACGACCATATTGACGATTTTGTCACTTATGCCTGCAATCACTTGGGCATCAAAAATCCTCCACACATCAACCTAGTGGATGATAAAACTGAAGCTGTCAAGAATACCAGTTTTGGTGGATATAATCCAAACGATAAAACAATTCATGTCAACGTCGCAGATAGACATCCTGTTGATGTGATGAGAACTCTCGCTCACGAATTAGCGCACCATAGGCAAGACATTGATAATAGAATAACTCATGAATCGGGTAAAACTGGAAGTGATATAGAGAATGAAGCCAATGCCCAGGCTGGCATTATTATGCGTAATTATGGTAAAATGAATTCAGCTATCTTTGAATCTGCTGAGCAAGGAACTTTACACGTCTTTGATCATGATGGCGTAGTCGTCCATCCAACTGCTAAAGTTCACGTTATAGATCATCACGGAAAACGTGTTGAATCCCTAAGTCATCATGAGTACAATACTCATGAACTAAAAAAAGGTCACAAATACGATTACTCAGAATTCAAATCAGCCGAAAAGAATAATGAAGCTCATCCTATTAAAAAAACTATTGCAAAGATAAAAGCTATTCATAAATCTATAAAAAACAAACCAAATCATAAAATTATAATTAATACTGCGCGTTCTGATTTTGATAACAAACATAAATTCTTACACAGCTTATCCAAGTATGGATTACCAATGCATGATATACATGTACATCGTGCAGGTAATATGGAAGGTAAAGGATCAATCGCTGAGAAGAAATCTCAAATAATAAGGCATCATTTAAAAAGTGGTAAATATAAAGAAGTTCATTTTTATGATGATGACCATGAGAATCTAAAACACTTTAATAGAATGCAACATGAGTTTCCTCATATCAAATTCCACGCCCATCATGTTCATCATGATGGCACAACTAAAAAATATACGGGCGAATAATGTTAAAATTTAAAACTTTTCTAAAAGAAGAAGAAGTGAAACCAGCAGCTGGTGAACATTTAAAACATTTAACCCATATGGAAGATATGCCGATTAATGACGGTCATCGTGGTTTTCATAATGCTGCCAGTTTATTAAAAAAAGCCCATGAGCATATTACTAGTGGCCACAGTGATGCAAGAATTACTACAAAATATGACGGATCACCGAGTGTAGTATTTGGACACCACCCACAAACTGGAAAGTTCTTTGTTGCAACAAAATCAGCATTTAATAAAACGCCCAAAATAAATTATACCCCAGAAGATATTGAAAAGAATCATGGTCATTCTCCTGGTTTAGTCAATAAGCTAAAAGAAGCGTTACATCACTTACATAAAGTTGCACCAAAGCATGGTGTATATCAGGGTGACCTGATGTATGGTCATGGCGACGCCAAGGAACATAAAGGCTCATATCATTTCACACCAAACACTATTACCTATTCAGCCAAAAAAGATTCTGAGGAAGGAAAAAAAATAGCCAAATCTAAGCTGGGAATTGTAGTTCACACCAAGTACCACGGACCAACTATAGAATCCATGAAGGCTGGTTTTGATCCAGATTTACACAACTTCAAAAAACACCCACACGTAAATGTAATAGATCATGAGGTTGACTTCAGTAAGGTTAATCATAACAGCAAAAATGAACATGACTATCATCACCATATGGCTGAAGCTCAAAAAGAATTTAGAAACACACCGCACGAAACGTTTGCGGTAACAACTCCTCATGCCGAGCATTTGAATACCTATATCAACGATACTGTCAGAACTGGTGAAACACCATCAGTTAGTGGCTATTCCAAGCATCTAAAGAAGAAATTTCAAAAGAAGATTGATGACGTTTCAACAGAAAAAGCAAAGTCAAAAAAACAAGAGGAACTGAACAATCATCTAGATCACGTTACCAAACATAAAGAACATTTTGAATCATTATTTAAAATGCATCACCACCTACAACAAGCGAAAAATGCTCTAGTTTCTTCGCTATCATCTCATCCAAAATTTGAACATAGCATCGATAATAAACCAACCGAGCCAGAGGGATTTGTAATACATCACCCCGATCATGGTATGGGTAAATTAGTCAATAGGGAAGGTTTCGCCAAAGCAAACCTATTGAAAGTGCGAAATAAATAAATAATATTAACTATTTGGATCCCCAAAGTGTGGGAAAAAGATGACAAAAATTACAGAAAATACTGCAGATAAGCACCATGTGATGTTCTGGGGAAGAGCCAATCCCCCTCACGCTGGACACGAACAAGCAGTAAATATGGTACATTCCGAAGCTAAGAAGCACGGTGCAACATCAAGTATAGTTCTGACTCGTACTCATGATTCCAAAAAGAACCCACTGACGCCAGAACAGAAACTAAAGCATGCCAAGAGGGCATTTCCACATTCTAATGTTGAAGTTGCCGATGCTGAGCATTCT